AGCTACAAAATACAGTAACAAAATAATAGCTAAATGGTAGTCGTAAACAAGGGCATATATAAAACACAATAGCCCTGCTATGATTCCTAGTTTATTCATAAGCTTTTAAGTGGTTCTTTTTTTCTTAGTTCGTAGTGCATTACAGAATCGTGTTCACCGTGGTAACATAGACTTTTTTTAGGACAGTACATAGGAATGAAAGCTTTGTAGAATTTACGGCTTTGTGTTTCACCTACCCCGCTGGAAATGTTTTCCTGCTCAAAGCGTCTAAAGGAAATAAATTCCTGCTCGAAGCCTATAGCTTCTAAAGTTTCCCTATTAGTAAAGTACCCACCATCACAATAGCTAACCCTATAAGATTCTACCCCTGCTAGTGTTACTTCTTTTCTTATTACGGGTGTCCAGTATTGTGGCCTGCCATCGTTTAAAAGATTATAGGCATACTTGCCCTTTACGTTAGTATATAGGTGTTCTATAGTTTTGTGGTCCACATTCAAAAAGTCATCAGGTAAGAATAAAAAAAAGTCATCTGTACTTTCTGTGCATATCTTAAAAGCATATTGCCAGTTTAAAAAATACTGCTCTTTACCTTTGTGGCGTAGTCGGTGAAACTCACACATTCCCACGAAGGGCATAGGGTCAAAGTCCGAACCATCGTCTATAACTATAGGCTTTTCTGGGCATTGCTCTATTACTTTCTTAAGTAGTTCGGGCCTATTGTAGCTAAAAATTATCGTCATAGGGTTCGTATATGACAGTACACCTACAGTTAATTGTATTACTAGCGTCTGCACCTAGCGAAGAATCGCCTGGATATTGCATTTCATCACCACCCACATTAAAGGGTGTTTCTAAGTTTGGCACTTTCTGGCCACTTACCATAATATGTAAATCCCTAGTTCTATCGTCTTGGGTTGATAGCCATATTTTTCTAGTAGGTACACCCGAAGCCTGTGCACCTAAAACTGAACCAGCATTTGAAGCGCTTATTATTTCTGTTCGGCCTATCAGTGTGCCACGTCTTAAGCTGAACCCATAGTCGGACCGTAATTGTCTAGCGAAGTCAGGTATAGAAGTACCTTCTTGCAGGGCATCTGCTACATTTTTACGAATAAGCTTTTTAGTTGTTTCAGTTACTAAAACAATTTTGCTAGTCGTATCAGCTGCGTTTACACCTAGTTCTGGGCTTCCTGCTATCCATTGCTCTATAAGTATATCCCAATCTACACCCGTTTCTTTTTGTATAGATTCCTTTACTTGGGCATAGGATTCTTGGCCAAATACCTTCATCACCCTTTTGTAGACTTTAGTATAGGCTTCGGCCATTGGGTCAGTAGTAACTACCCCTTCTATGTCAAAGTCTATAACCCCCCTTTTATCTACTTCGTCTAGGTACTGCTTTAGTTGCTTTCTTAAGGCACGGTAAAAGGTACGTTCTGCATACCGTTCAAAAGACCTGCGTTTATTGTCGAAGGTTTTCCACGTGGTATAGTAGTGGTTGGCTTGCTTCTTATTAGATTCCCTATACTGCTGGAAACATATAGCTACGGCCTGCTCATTCTCTCGGCCTTCATCCACCATAAAAGAAACACATCGGGCCATAAAGTCGCCCTGCGTTTCATTGGTATGTGGTGTTGGGATAGGCATAAAAAAACACTAGGCCTTTCAAAGCCTAGCATATCAATAACAAATAGGAATTATAGAAGTTCGTTTAGCACTTGCATAAACTGTTGCACATCTTCAGGTGTTAGCCATCCCATAATAAGCGAAGTAGTTAATGAAATAGCTACTATGTTACGAAGCGTAAAGGCTTCTAAAATTTCTTTTTTAGTTTCCTGCCATTGACCATTCAAAATAGCCTTAGCTAGTTTACCTAGTGGCTGGTTAGGTATAGGCAGAATATCTAAAGCACCGTGAATAACTTCACCTAGTTTATTTTCACCTGCAAAAGTCGCTTGCAGTACTTGTACTATTTTTCTGTCTTTTAGTTTCATCGTAATAATTCCATTAAATAGTTAGTTAAAGCGCCAGAACCTAGTCCTGCACCTGCAGCCCATGCTACTATTCTAGTTTTAAAAGTAATCAATTTATCTATCTCTTGTTCGTTCTTTTTCACTTTGTTTACTAGCCCTTCATCTCCATAATCTGAACCCAATAAAGCAGTTTTTATATCTTGTATATCCTTACTTAATCCCATTACTATATTACTTAGGGTTTCTATATCGTTTCTTTCTGCTTTATCCATAATAGTGCCAAATTACTTTGCTTGGTTTACTTTTATCCATATCTACGTGAATGAAATTTTCACCTATCCCTATCCTAGTCAGACCAATAGAAATAAGTGCGTTTATAATCTTAAAGCGCTCGGTGCTGGTAGTGGCCTTTAAATCTATGGCCAGCCCTTTAGTGTGTGAACTTGTGCCATCCCTTCCTTGCTCCCTTTCGTAAATTTCGCTTCTAAAGCCCGAAGTCGGCACGAATGGTATCTTAGATATATGTCTAGCACTATCGAGCATCTCCATAAAGATAGGACTCATATCTTCTAACATACACGTTGGTGTGCATTTGTCGAAGTCGCTTTGTGTAAAATACCTAAGCACCGTATTCGCTTTTTAATAGTTTAATTTCTTCGTCTGTCAATTCGTTAGCAGCATCAGGCACTAAATTCATAGGTATATATCTATTATTATCGCCTATCGGTTGGTAGCCCATTTCTAAACGCTTTTCATCAGCCGTTAGCCACCAAGCCCTTTCTAACCATTGTACTTTTTCGCTATTGTCTTTGTTAAGTGCATCGATAGCTTGAATGTCAAAATCTAAATGATAGTTTTTACCAGTTGCACGGTTAAACACGGGTACTAAAGAACGGTTTAGTTCTGCGTAATCCCTAGTAAGTTCTGGTATCACATTATCAAGATATAACTGCTTTCTACTTTCCTGCTTATTAGCGTTGGTTTTATTGTCAGGGTCATTCAATAATTCACTAGGGAAATTGAACACATTGCATATATCCCGTTGCGTCATTTTACCCGCTTCTATAATCTCTAAATCTACGGGCGGCATCCCGAATTTCTCGAATCCTAGCTTAACATTAGATACTAACCAAGCCTTATAATTGTCAGGGCCTTGCATACTGCGTAAGTAAGTTTCTAACTGTGAACGTTGGGCTGGTGTTAGTTGCTCTAGGTCTGGGTCAGTAGGATAAACCACACCCGAAGCACCGCCATTTCGTAGGGCTTTACTTAGCGCTTGGTCACCATCGTTGCCTAGTCTTATCGCTTTACGGGCTGCTTTTAGTGGACTCATTCCATATAAGTGTGAGCCTACGCTATCGTAGTCAGGATTCCAGTACTTCCAATGCATTACGGTTTCAGCTGGTATCTGGTGTCCATCGTGGCCGTACATATCAATGATATAACCCTTTATAAGAGTTTCATAAGAAGAATCAGCTACTATCTTAGTGAACTGCGAAGGCATTACCCACATCTCACCGAATGTACCATCACCTAGTTCTATAAAGTGTGTGTACCCGTTACCCGTAATCAGCTGAAAGCCCTTCATATTCTCGTACCATTCTGGGTAGCCTTGTAGTGGGTTCGGGTTATTGATTAGCTTATAAAGTGGGTCTTGTTCATCGTTTACTTCTTCGAAGGCCTGCTGCTTTAGTTCCAGAAGGTTATCTATAGCCCCCCGTGTGGCTTTATCCTTTACAGTGTTGGTTAGCTGTCTGTACTTAAGGGCTTTCTTCTGGTCCTTAACTATGTGAATAATAGGCGGAACGGCAGCAGCTGCTTTAGTAATCCCATTAACTACGCTATATACATCTGGGTTAATTTCGTAACCATCTTCAACGTAGGCGTTCTGGGTATCATCTAAAGAAATCGGCATACCCTTGTGAAATCTAAATAACTGTCTGTTTAATTCATTCACTAGACGGGTGCTGGGTGCTTTCGTTTTTGCGAAAGGTAAAAGGTCAAATAGGGCCATAATTTGCTTTTTTGTGTTGCCCTTAAATTAACAATTTTTTACAAGTATTGAAATAAGCAAAAAAAAGCTAGTAAACTTTCACATCTACTAGCTTCTACAGAATGAAAAAGCTACTTAGCTATCACACTAAATAGCTATAGAGTTAAGAGTTTAGTCGTCTGCTTAAAATTCTATATTGTTTATCTTGTAGTAGTCGGTCCTTATGTGTGCTTCTTAAGTGCATCACACTACTGTGGTGTATGTCAAACATTCTAGCCACTTCTATGTGTGAAAGACCTACCCAGCTATAGAATAAAGAACGGTATCTTACTACTTCTTGTTTTCGGGTCTTTTCAAACAAGGTATCGTAGCCTATATTCATTTTTTTACAGAACGTGGTAATCAGTTCCCAGTTATCAGGTATTCTATTCTTAAAGCGCTGGTAAGCTTTTAGGGCTTTGCTATAAGGTAGTTCTGTATTTTGGTATCTATTAAAAGCATCTAGTGCTAAAGTGTACATTCTTTTTCTTTTATTAGTTGAAGTGAACGTATTAAATGGAAGCTAGCATTTTTAGCCTTGCCGTGCTTAAAATAATAAATAGGCGTTGTACCTAGTCCAGTTTTTCTAGCTAGGTCTGGAACGTGCTTATCTTGTAGCCAATCCCAAACCTCTTGTTCTTCTTTCATTGCTTGTGTCATTTAATTGTGCAGATTTTAAGTTTTTTGTTGTGCAGATTGTAGTCAAGTTTTTTGCGCAATATACTTGTCGTTTATTTTTTCATTCATTAGTTACTGTTTTGATTGTTAGTGAATGAATTACCATTCGCTTCTGGATTCTATTACTTCGTCTACGCTTGCAAATTCAGCCATAGACGCACCGCAATTAGGGCAAACTACTTCGTAGTCGTATTCCGTTCCGAAGTGGTGCGTAAAGCTATTATCTTCTATCTCTAGGTCCTTTATCTCTAGTTCTTCGTCTGAACATTCGCACTGTATCATTCTTCTGTCCATTTTAGTTCTGCACCGCTATACATCTTCTTTACTTCGTAGGTAATACGGTCTAAGAATCCCTGCTTGCTTTCCCCTTCTATGCTAAAGTAGGTGAAGTTATTATAGGCAAACTGAAATTTAATGTCCATCTCATAGTAGGTAATGGGTTCACCTTTCCAATCGGTTAGGTTTATAGTTTTAAGTGTTGCGTTCATTGTTCTGTAGTTTAGTTAAGGATTGAAAGGGGGATGTTACCCCCCGTTTGTTTTAATTTTCCCAGTTAGTAAATACTTCTAGTTTTACAAATGTACTTCCTACTGTGTCTGGTGTTTTTAGTCTTACAATAGTACCGTTACCTGCGTTGAAATAAAATGTGCCCATTCTCCATTCTAGTGGGCTTTCTTCATTAAAAGCAAAGTCTGAAATTTTACGCATCATTCTGTAGGGTAGGTTTCCTTTAAAAGTGTATTTGCTATCTTCGAATCTAGCCTTAGAAAGCATCCAGTTAATTTCTTTTGTTAATTCTAAGGTTGGTCTGTTAGTTGCGTTGTAAGTCATCATTCTGTGTATTTGTTATCGTTTTTTAATTCACTAGTAATATACACACCTTCACAATACTATGCAAACTTTTTTTTAAACTTTTTTTTAAATAGGGGAAGTTTTTATGCTCCCCCCTTTTTTTTAAAGCTGGCGTTCTACTATAGTTAGTTCTGGGTAGTCGGCTATGGCGTTGTTTATTTTTTCAGCTAGCCTTGTACCTGCGCTATTAGTTGAAGTTTTAAATAGCATCCAACCATAGTAGTCTTTCTGGCATTGAACCTTTACAGCTGAATTATCGCCCTTGTAAATTACGGCCATCCAGTTAGCATCTAGGTACATATTTAAAGGGTCGGTTTCGTGTTGCTCTTTTATAGTTTGAAGTTCGTATTTTATGGTGTCTATAGTGTCTATTTGTAGTGTCATTGTTCTGTAGGTTTGTTTGGTATTTTGTAAATGTTACTTTTAGTGGTCGTTGCATTCTACAATACGCAAAGCATCCATTAGCCCATGCAACTTACCACTTAGATACTTGGCTTGTAGTAGTATTTCTTCCATATTATAAGTCCCGTTATCTATATCTCTATCTTCTTTTCTTCTAAGCTTTCGTATCTCTTTCTTTAACTTAGTTATTTCTTCATTTATTTGTTTTATAGTATCGTACATAATTCTGTAGGTTTTGTTATCTGTTAATTAAGGGGGTGTTACCCCCCCCGTTTGTTTTTTATACTTCAAATAATTCGGGGTTTTTGTCGAACATTATTTTCATTTTTGCTATAAAGGCAAGTTTAAAAGATTTGTCATTTTCCCAAATTTCAAAAGTAAAGCCCATTGACTTCCATAATTTATAAACTAACTCGTGGTTTGCTCTGTAAAAGTTAGCTAGGTCATTAGTGTAATCATTCATAAACTTTTGAGTCATTTCGTTGTATTCTGCGTTTGTCATTGTTCTGTGTGTTTTGTTATCGTTTAATCTGTTATAAATATACACAGTTCATACATTCAATGCAAACTATTTTTTAAACTTTTTTTTAATAAAGTTAGAAATAGCCTTTTTTAAGTATGTAAAGCCCGTTTTTACAGTAAAATTTTTTTTAGGAACGGGTGTTCCTTGCTTTAAGCTAAAGATATATCTAGGGTTTTCTTCTTCATTCTGTCCATTATCGCATACCTACCAGCGTCTATACCGTGGTTGAAGTCGTCTATAGGTTTGTTTGTGGGCTGGCCGCTACGGTCTTTGGCCCACGTATAGCTGCTAAATTCTTCTATCAGGTTTTTACTTTGGGCGTGTATCTTTATTGGGTAGTCTTGTAGCAGCTGAATACCGAACATCACCGAATCCTTTCCTTTCTTGGCTGGCTTCACCCATACGCCCGTGTTACGAAGTTCGGCTATACTCTTGGGTTCTGCACTATCGGCTACTATTTCATCTGTTACGCCTAGTTCTTTGATTAAACGGCTAATATATTGGTTTGTAAGCTGGCGTTTGTATATATGTTCCTTCCAGTATAAAGCCCCACCGTTGTAGCGTATTTCTACTAGGGCCGTAGGGTCATTAGTATAGCCCCAGTCTAGCCCGAAGCATCGCCACTTATAATTATCGGGCCATTCGTTAGTAGTTTCAAAGTTAGGGAAAACTAGCCCTTCTAATCGGCCCACTTCACCCAGTCCATAAACTTGCCATCGGTACTGGTTAGCCGTTCCTGCTTTTATATTTTCGGGCGTTGGTTCATAGCTTAGTATCTTCTTCTTAATACTAGGCTGAATAAAATAATTATCTCTATAGGTAGATACGAACCAGTCCACGTCATCACGGCCTTGTAGTTTATCGTGCGCCCAGAAGGCAGCCGAAGGGTTAAAGTCGATAATAGTCTGCTGGGTAGTTCGCATACTAATCTGTTCGAATATCCCGTAGTCTATACCGTTGGCTTCGTTAAAAAAACTGTGTGTGCGTTTACCACTACGGGCATCTATTTCATCAGCATAGGAATTGAACTCAATTTTAGAACCAATTTTAAACGTAAATACCCTATTGCTTTTATTATGGTCGTTTAACTCTTGGGTAAAAAAAGCATCACCGTAAATTATGGTCTGGGCATCACGGTAAGCACCCACCCTTAAGTTCGGTATGTCTTGTCCTACTACAGTTATAATCAGGTCGGGTATCGTGGCTGCCTTCATAACTAGCACTTGAATAATAGCGTAGGTTTTTCCCGAGCTAGTGCCGCCTTGGTGTACTATATATGGCTTCTTGCTATTGAAGGTAAGGCTATAAAGTTTATTTGCGTCTAAGTTATGGTTCAAGAATTCTAACCGTTACACTATTTATTTTTTCACCTTCGCTAGTGTGGTCCACCGATTGCTTAGGCTGGCCATACCTATAGGATAGCCACGTCTTAATGGCCGTATCTGAACCTTCGTTTACCCTATCGGCTAGCTTCTGCCATACTTCTATAGGTGCTAGTGTAGCATCCATAGCTTCTAGCATCTTTATTTCGTTAGCCTTGGGCTTTCTACCCGCCCTGCCTTTTGTGGAATGTCCACCGTTATTTTTTCGTCCGTCTGCCATAGCTAAAGTTCTTTTTTAAATTTTTCAGTTGTTAAGTATGAAATTATATTTAAAACATCTGAATTTGAAAGCTTAAACCATTCGCCATTCTGTCTATACTTTTCATATTTTTCGTGTATATCTATTTCTACTTCTTCATAATTATCAAGTTCCACCATGTACAAAAGTCTTATATCTGTGTGCGTCTTATAATGGTTAAACCTTCTTTTAGCCTTCATCGAAGTAATACCTATTTTAATTAAATCGTTATGAAGGTTTTTAATTACATAAACCTTTCCAGAAGTTTCAAACAATTCGCTTTGTGTAAGTTCACTAGCTACAATACTACGAAGTCTTTTATCTTCTGTAATTTTAATAAACATTTCATCAAAGCAGTCTGAAACTACTTTTTTTAAAGTAAAATACTTACCTACACCTTTTTTTCTACCAGCGCCAACCCTAGCACCACCGTGTCTATATGTTTTTTTATCTGCCATAGATACAATTTAATAAAAATTAACTAATTAAATTTAGATTAAAGTGCCCTAGCTTCAAATTCGGCTTTTAAGCACTTAAAATAGCGTTCTTTGAACAACTGGCTTATATGAAGCATCGTATCTCTTATTATCACCTTTTGGATAAGGGTATAATTTCATTTTTAAATCATTAGTCATTTTTTTTATTTCTTTTTTACTACCGTTAAAATAAATATATCTATGGGTGGGCTTCATTAGTATTTTGTCAATTACATTTCCTTTTCTATCTATTCCACGTCTTATATCAAATTTACTACCATCTTCAAAAACATATTGATGTTTAGGTGTACTTTCACCAGTATATAACCAGTTTGTTGCTTGGTATATATATCCATTATGCCCGTTGTTTTGGTCTGCATAAGATACTATACAAGATGGTTTTGGTAATAATTTTAAACAATTAGATACAAAAATAGATAAAGAATTTTCTGGTAATCCTTCATTAACCACTAACCTATTAAGTTCAAGCGTCAAGCATTCATACGAATAAAATACACACTTACCATTGTTGTAATTATAGTTTGGTGGATAACCAAAAGTGCAAACTCCATTAAGTTCATTATTTAAGTAAAGTCCAAAAGAATAAGATATACTAGGAATCCTTTTAGCATAATGCTTAAACAGTAACCATTCATGGGTTTCCTTTGACTTAATAGTCTTAACACTTATATTGAAATTTTTCATAACGCCCTATCTTCATATTCGCCTTTTAAGCGCTTAAAAAAGCTTTGAGCACCACCAGTACTAAACAACCCCCCGATAAGGTCGCCATCGTTCAGCATTTCCACTATATCGTAAAGCCGTGCTACTTCTACGTTAGTAAAATCTTTAATAGTCCTAGAAGTTTGTCTATAGGTCTGTTCTTGGGATTCTATAAACTGGTCAGCGTTTAGTTTGTACCATTCATTAAAACATCGGGCAAGGGCTGAAATGTTATTCCCGTGCCTTGGTGCTACTTCATAAATTACGGCTAGCATCCATACCCCATACACATTCTCAAATTCTGTAGTGTCTGGAAATAGTGGGTTCTTAACTGCTATAGTTTCGTGGAGCCTTACTAGGTATTCTTTAAGCTTTTCTTTATCAGCTGGTAGTTCCCTTGTAGCCCCTATATCTGTATGAAAGTCATATAGTAGCTTTAAAAGTTCCTTAGGGTATTCAAATTTCAATCCTAAGCTATGATTAGTAAGTGCATCGTGTTTGTTATTGGCTATTCTCATTATTCAAATGGGTTTTCGTGAATGTTTCGTCTTACTGGGTTGAATTTTACATAATTATTGGCCCAAGTAGAAGCTTGCAGCTTCCAGTTTTTAATCTTTTTACCGTTACGCTTCCAGTCTAGACTTTCGTAGTGGTTTATAAAGTTTTCTGCTTCTAGTTGTATATGGCTATTTTGAATCTTATCAGTTTGTTTAAAGTATATTTCTACTTCGCTTATAGTGGGCGCTACATTATTAGCATTATTAGCATTATTATAATTATTAACATTATTGTTTGTGTTCGTCTGGTGTTCGTTTGATGTTCGTTTGATATTCGTCTGCGTTTCAGTTGCGTTTCGCTTGTCTTGGTAATTATCGTAGTTGCAAACAGTTAGGTGTGTCGTAACTTGAACACTTTTGTATTCAATCATTGAATCATTTTGTAACAAGTCGAAAAAACGTTTTACTTTTGACTTGCTCCAATTCCAGCGCTTTGCCCATTCTTTCATAGACCGTATAGATTCGCCCCTTTTGCAAGTTAGTAGCATTTCTTTTATCAGTACTTTTTTGTCTGAATGATTGGTTTCTAGTAGTATATCTATCCAAGCTTCGTATTTTGTAAATTCTCTATTTTTAGGATAAAGCCAATGGTCCTCAATCGTTCTGTGTAGGCTTATCCATCCTTTTGGTTGTTTCATAGCTATAAAAAAAGGGAATATCCAAAGGTTGAGCATAACCTAAGAACATTCCCGAATCTAAGGATAGATTTCCTACGTGTATGCTCCCACTAAAGAAATCCATCGAGTTAAAAATATAGTTTAATATATACCTACTGTACTAGAAAGGCAAGTCATCGTCTATATTGTTTAGGTCGATATTCTTAACAGTATTTGTGGGTTCTTTTGCGGGTTTATCGTCTTTACCCCCAAGCATTTCGAGCCTATCGCATATAATTTGTGTGCTATATCTAGTCTGGCCATCCTTTTCATATTTGCTAGTTTGAATAGAACCTTCTATACACACTAAGGAACCCTTAGTAAGGTATTTTTCAGCTATTTCTGCGGTCTTACTGAATGTTACTATATTGTGCCATTCGGTCTGTTCTTCACCTTTCACTTTCTTAGAAGTGGCCATTGAAAAATTCACTACTTGCGTGTTGCTTTGTGAAAATCGGCTTTCTGGGTCTTTACCTAGTCGGCCTATTAGTATTACTTTGTTCATATTTCTATACCTTTGTCTTTTGCTAGTTGTTCGGTTTCTTGTTTATAATATCGTGCTAGTTCCATTACTTCCTTCTTATTGAGTTTGTGTAAGGACCTAGATAGTTGCGTAATATGTTCAGCCGTTCCTTCGCCAAACTTATCATTGATAGCCTTACCGTGTAGGTACTGTTCACCTGCACCGTACTGGTTACATTTTTGGCATTGTGCCGAAGCGTTGTATTCATCCCACCTAGTGCTTGAGTATCTGCGGCTTTGAAAGTGCCCACAGTCCATATCCTGCCAAGGCTTCACGGTGTCGCACGTAATACACTTGCATAGGCCATTAGTGTTGGCATCACGTATTCGTATATATTTGCTAAACCATTGGTCGCACGTCTTTTTTGCTGCCGTTAGGTTTTTGCTTTTATTCAATCCCATTTAAGTCTATTGTTTTTAAGTGTGGTTTTTTATTAAGCACTTCACTAAGTGGAACTATCCAGCCTAAAGCATTTTGATTATCTACTTTTGACTTCGTGGTCTTGAACCTAGATTCAAATATAAGGCTTAGTAAATAGCTTCTGTTAAATACATAGCCAGTTAGTGTTTCTTGGGCTATATAAACGTAGAAGTCAGCCGTACTGGTAAAGATACCAGATAAGGACATTTTGTTTATATTTAAAAACTCTATATATAGATTATTTGTTTCGTGTATTTTTCTATCGGTTTTAACTTCGTAGGTGTGCCGTTTACCGTATAAAATACTTACTACGTCATATAAAGGGAATTCTTTATTTGGTGCGCTTTGTACATCTAAGCCTTTCAGTTGTAGGTATCGCTGAAAAAGATATTCCCCGTACTTACCGTGTTCTAGGTCGTCTAGAAATTTAGCCTTACTCATTCTCTATATCTTTTAGCCGCCTTTCATAACGTGCCGTTTTGCGCCAGTCTAGTAGCGCTATTGCAATACCGTAAAGGGCTATAAAACCTAGTATCTTAGCAAGTAGGTCGATTGTATCAAACATTAAGTTTAGTAGTTCCATTTTTATAAATTTGTAGTTTTCGGATTGTAGTATAAGCTGGGTCTATTGCTTGCATATCCCTAAACTTTCTTAATCTCATTACGGGCATCTGTACCGCATAACTTAATTCAGTAATGTTTTGGGTCTGCATCCATTCCCTTATTTCTTCTAGTTCTTTTTCTGGTGTCATAGTGGTAGTTTAATCGAATGTTCAGCGCAGAAGTGAGAAATACGGTCCATATAATTGGCCATTTCTTCTACGCTCATTTTACTGGTTCGTTTTTTTATTTGTTTAGGTTTTCCGTTTAAATCTCTAGCCGTGTAGAACGGTGCAAATTGGTCTGTAAATGCTTCGTGTAGTTCTTCTGGATAGTAGCCTAAATCTTCGCTTATTATCCCTATCCACTTCCAGTACAGTTTGTTCTGCTCTAGGCTTCTACTGCTTTTAGTTTTAGCCACGTGCAAAGTGTAATCACCATCAGGCAAGGAAGTAAGGTATTCCCGAAGGGCATACTTCCAAGCCTTAGTGGTTTCTTTGTTTGTTATTCTAAAGTTAAATTTCATTTTGCAATACTATAGAAGTAGTCCATATTTAACTTAGATATACTGTACTTCTGGCGTAGTAGCTTAGGGTCGCCCCCACCTTTTACGAAATCTTCGCACTTATCCCATTCGGGTGTGCCTTCGTTAAGCCAAGGCTTTTCATCTTTTTTGAAGGCTTTAGATACTTTAGGCTTGCTACTAGCAAGGTTAGCATCATCATCTTCGGCTTCTATACCTAGTAAGCTTTGTAGGGTATATCTACGGTAATAAGTAACGGCTGAACCTATTTTCTGTGGGTCTTGAATTTCAGGTAAAGGAAGGAACGCTTCTACACATTCCCCACTTTCTACGTCAATAATCCTAGTACCTACTTGGTTATTCTCAATAGGTTGTAACAGTAGTAAATCTTCGGCTATAAGCGCTGGCCGTACCGCTTCTATTAGTTGGTTCACATCGAAGTACCTAGACTTGTAGAAAGGGTTTTCTGTGTCCTTTCTCATCTTATCCATTGTGCTGGTTACTTTAAATAATTTTTTGTAAATCGTCATTGCTTCGCTCCATTTTTATATATCCATTTCCTTGTTTCATTTTTACGGGTTCTATTATTTCCCCCGTGGCTTCATCTACGATAGAAACCCCATCTTTAGTAGCTACTTTTATTAGGCGTTCTATACGCTTCTTTTCTTCGTCTGCATCCTTCCACATACTGTTCTGCTTGTATTCGAAAGAAGTACGCCCTGCTACGTGTGATAGCTTGAACCCACTTATTATTAAATCTTCTTTGTTATCTAAGTAGGTAAGTTCGTCTACTATCTGGCCTTCTATTTGCTTTATAGCGTATTCTATTTCGCTTTTAAGCGCTCGTAAGGTTACATAGGCATTACTTGCCTTTAAATGTCCATTCTGGACTTTCTGAATTAAATTATATGGTTCTTCTATTGGCATAATGTACTAGGTAAGTTCCCGTTATTGTTATTGTTGCAAATTGTATAAGTACGTGCTTTAGTGTTTCGCCTTCTGCCATCAGAAAGAAAACAAAAACTATAGTACATAGGTAGGCTAGTGCTTTCATCGTATTTGTATCTTTTTTTCAGATTCAAATAAAACATCTAGTTCATTTTCTACTTGCTCGTCATTTAGGTACTGAAACAAATTTTCAATAGCCGCCTGCAAGTACGCTTCTGGGTCATCGCTAATTAAAGCAGTTGAAATGTATTCTTTGATAATGTTACGTTTGTATTTTTTCATAGTTTGTAAGGTTTAGAAGGAAGGCCGAAGCCTTCACGTTGTTATTGTTATTTTATTTTTAGGTAAATAGGTCGGCCACATTGCCATAGTTCAGTTTCTACACCCATATTAGCTAATTTTGATTGTGCCTTTCTAGCTTGGGTGTAATTTGCATATCCTACGGCATTGATACCGAACTGGGTTTTTTTAGCTACAAATTTATTGTTTCCTGCTATTCTATCGTTTAGTGTAGTTGTTAAAGTCATTGTTCTGTGTGTTTTGTTATTGTTGTTACATCTAATATACACACTTGCTAACTAAATACAAACTTTTTTTTAAATTATTTTTTACACCGTATTTACTACCTTCCCTTGTAAGTAGTTTGTTAAGGATTCAAAAGCCTGGCCATTTAGTTGGTTGGGCTTTTTTTATTGTCAAGTTTATTGCGCAAAATACTTGACAGAATACTAGTATTCGTCTGGGAAGTTGTCCTTACTTAAGATAGGCTGCTGAAAGGCTTCTAAGGCTAGCTGAATATCGGCTATTAAATCTTCTTCGTCTGTAGCTATTAGGGCCAAGGGAATAAAAACGTAGTCGTAGGGTTGGCCGTTCATATAGAATACTTCGTGGACCGAATAAATAGTACCAGCTGGTGTATCTTCGGCCATTAGTCTATAGTCAGACTTCAAAACGTTTCTACTGGCGTTTCAATTACTTGCGTTATTATGGTTGCATCGCTATTCGACTTCTTAAGCTTGAAGTCCACGAACCATCCGCCTATGTCAGTTGGGTTAAAGTTTTTCTCTACTGGCCAACCGCTTTTCCCTTCGCCTATCCCGTCCACATATGAACCCGATTGTATGTACTTTATTTTATCCTTGTAGATTCTGCCCTTTGGTGTTACTCTCATTCTTGCAGTCGAAGGGTCGTACCATTTTTGATGTGTATGTCCACGTACTAGAATGTGAGCATCAGGATATTTCATAGCTTCAATCTGTACGTCTAGCATACCTTTAGAACGCTTGGCACTTCCACCAAAACCGTGATGGTAATGTACATTACATACTTGCGAAGTAGAATTGTTTTTCATCCGCAAAAATACCCATCCCGAATATGCACCTAATTGGATGTTTACTTTTGGCTCTAAGTTCAAAGTCCATACGATAGAGCGTAAAATATCGTGATTGTGAAACTTGTTTATTGTTTTCTCGTGATTACCATACGATATGAGTGCTATATTTTGAGCGTAAGGCTTTAAAAACTCGATAGTGTATTCACATACCAAATCTAAGTAGGTACGGCCATGCTGAATGAATTGTGGGTCTATATCCTCACGTTGCAATCGTCTATCTCCATACGAACCCATTACATCAAGTAAATCGCCAAATATAAAGATTAGTCCGTTGGCTTGCTTTATTTCATCGAAGTGCTTTTTTAGAATATCCCTTTTACATCCTATACTGTCCAAGTGTATATCCGAGCAAAATAAGGTAGGCACTACATCGCCAGAACGGCAGTCGGTATATTCGAATAAATGAACGTTATCCGAAAGGGCTTCAGCGTGAAGTTTCATCGGCTTTAGTTAGTGAAGGTTTACAAAATGTACGAAAATAAAATAAAAACAAAAAAACACCCTATGAAAGGCGCTATCCATCCTACGTGGTCGTACTTCCCATTGTGTGTTTTACCTTGTACAAAGTACTGGTATAACTCTCGTACAAAATAAAAGGCACTACCCGAAAGTGTGCCTAATAGGACTGAGTGAGTAAGTAAGAATATACCGCCTTGAATCAGCCAAGCGATTAAAATATGCTCTAGCCAATAGGGAAGGGCTTTATCAATCTTTTGTATCAGCTTCTTCATTCTTTGCTAGTGTGTTTTCGTACCCTTGAATCAGGAAACGAATTTCATCGAGTTGCATTTGGAGTTGCTTCTCTTGTGCTTTGAGTTGTTCTATACGTTCTTCCATTGTATTGTATTAAGTTAAAGGTTGCTCTAATATAACTACCAAGCCAATCCTTTCAAAGTCGCAGGATTCTTTTGCTCTTCAATCTGTGCTAATAGACTGTTCTCTACTTCTTCAACGTCTAAAGTCGATTGCACCCATCCGATAACTTGTTCTTCGGTTAAGTCCTCAAAAGGTGTGTAGTCATCAGATGAAGCATCAGGTTGAAAGGAAGCCGAACCGTAACGTCTAGCCGAATAATCTCCATCGGTTAGTGTAACATCCCAGTGAGCCGTTACAACGCCTTTGTCGTTATCGTTGGTATATTCTAGTGTGTTAATTTTCCAAGTCATAGTGCTGAAATTATGAAAGCTAATAGTTGATTGTATCGGACACCAAGACGAGTTTGTTCTTCCCCATCTTCGTTAGTCCAAGTTGATTTGATAAACATTCCGTAGCGACCTGCGTCTAGTCCTTCATCGATAAACGCTTGTTCTAAGTCTTGGGCTATGATACCAAAGTGAATACGTGCATTTTCATTTTCTTCTACGCTAGACTTCCAACGGAATTTCCTTAATAAAGTTTTGGCTTTTTGTGCAACTCGTATTTCGGCATCGTCTAACTCTTCAATGTCTTGCTTTTCGTTACGGTCAGACGTTTGAATCGTTCCGTTTGTAGCGTACACATCATCGAATCTTTTTGTAACACTTCCTAAATCTTGCGAATCATCTGTACCGGGTGTTATGTTACCGCTTACGTCTATGCGCATACGTTCTATGTTATTAGTAGCAAAGGCAATATTACTACTTTCACGATTCCAAAATATCCCACCTATAGAATCATCATACCCTATAGCAACACCATCCGAATCATTAGCACCTGTTGTAGTAGTAGTAAACCTTGCTAAAGATGATAATGCTTTGTTAATATGAAGTTTTTGTGTAGGCGAATCCGTACCAATCCCCACATTACCGCTTGAGTCTATGCGCATACGTTCTGTTAAAGAACCTCCCCCTGCTCTTGTGCTTATAGTATAGTTTAATCCTCCTAAAACATCTGCATATATTGTTTTTACTTCTGCACCAACAGACGCTCCATCAGTCGTATAGTATTCTATATTACTGTGGTCTTGTCCTACAACAACAGAACCATCTGTATCTTCAATTCTAACTGTAATATCAGAACTATCAGAACGACCTGCAATGTGAAGTTTGGCTTGAGGATTCGACTCTCCAATCCCAACGTTACCGCTTGAGTCAATGCGCATACGTTCTGTGCCAAGCGTATTAAATTGAATAAATCCTGCTCCGGTTGCGCTAGTGCTTGATTCTACAACAGCGTTGCCAACGCTACTTAATGCAACAGAATGACTAGTTGAATTGGTTTGTCTTAATGATAATCGGTTTATACCAGAATCAAAATTCAATCCAAAAGCACTATTACCAACAGATAAATTAAACGAAGGCGAAGTAGTACCAATCCCAAGACGTGCCGTACTTGCATCCCAAAATAAACCTTGATTGTTAGCATCGTCATAAAAGGCAATATCGCCATCAGCTTCAATGCGTATTTTTTCGTCATTGTTAGTGGCTATCCGCAATGCGTGATTACTATGAGTTCCCATAAAGACATCAGAATCTTGAGCATATACTTTAAAGGCTACATCATTTGTAGTATCAGTAATTCTTAATTGTGGTGAATTTGCACTTTCAATATCTAAAATATGACTAGGCGAATCCGTACCAATCCCCACGTTACCGCTTGAGTCAATGCGCATCTTCTCGCTATAAGTACCGTTGTTCCTAGTAGATATAACAAAGTCCGCACTACCGCTTCCGCTATCAACACAAACCAAATTAACGGCTCCAGTATTACCAGTGCCTTTTGCTAACATTTCAATGCCTGAATATGAACCAGATGTTGTGCTTGTATTTTCTGTTGTAATCCAATTTGTTGCTCTTAAAGAGCTAGACCACGCAGTATTAACGGTATCTTGTATATGTAAGTTACCGAATGGCGTTTGCGTACCAATCCCAAGACGTGCTTCGCTTGCATCCCAATAAAAGGCTTCGTTGCTTGAAGTATCTCGAAAGGATATATCGCCAC